CCTTCCGCCTCTAGCTGCGTCCGAAGAGCGGCTACATCACGTTCATGTTGCTGGCGAATTGCTTCGACTTCACGGTTGACTCGGGCTTGCTCGTTCTCGCGCCACTGGTTTAGGGTAGCCGCGTAACTCTGCGTTTCCTGGGTTAACTGCACTTCCTTGGCTTTCAGCTCGTCCATCTTCCGGTTGTAGTCGGGCGGGGCCATCCAAGCGCGGTTGAGTTGCTCAGCGACCGCATCCTTGCCGAAAGCTGTTTCGAGCGCCGTCCTTTCCTCGGGCGTGACTTGGCCGTAGACCTTCTCAGACAGCCACTTCGCGAGTTCTGGGTTGATTGCCATGGTGCTTGCCTCCTCGCCGTCCGGTCGAACTGCCGGGTCAAGCGGTGGGTACTGCGTTGGGGATTGCGCCGTCCGCTGCAATCAGCGGGTCAAGCGCTTTAAGACAGAAAAGTGTTAGCCGCCCATGTAGGCGGGGCCGGGTGGCTGCCCATCGGGCATGCCGCTCATCATGGGTACGAGCATGCCGAGCAGCGCCTGCTTGGCTTGGTCCAGCGCGGCCATCACTTGGCGAGCTGGTTCTGCACCGCCGGGGTACGCCGCTGCCATCTGCTGCGTGATCTGTGAGAGCGAGGTCATCGCCATCTCGACTTGGCGGAGCTGGTCCAGCGCTCCTGCCTGCGCTTGCAACTCCATCTGCTGAGGCGTCTGGGTAATACCGCCAGGACCCATCAGCGTGTCCATCGGTGACGCCGCTGGCTGCTGCGGTGGACCACCCATCGGAGCCTGTGTTGGCGTGCTGAATCCACCCATGTCGATTCTCCTTAGCTCACCAAGAGGTTTTGAGCGGTTGATGTCAGCGTGTACGTCCCATCAACCGTGTTCGCATCGTTGCAATAGATGATCGGCCAATGCGGTGGATTGTAGTTCGGTTGCGGTTGCACGTAAACTGGAGGCTGATAGAAATAGTAAGGCACGTAGACTGGCTGAGGTGCTGGCTCGTAAACGAACCGCCCCTTACCAGAGCCAATCAGCTTGCCCACAGTCTTAGCGTGGCACTTGGCGCAGAGGTCGTACTCTTTGCCGTCAACCTTGGCCACCTTCCGCTCAGCTACGTCCTCGCCACATGAGTCACACTTGTAAGCGATCATAATCAGTGTCCTCGGTTCATTGCTGCGTTCACCGCCTCAAACGTTGGCGTAAGGCTGGTGGCCCGAACTTCTAGCAGCGCCATGGCCATTCGCGCTAGCTCCGCGTGGCCCGCACAGAAGCAGCGGGTGCGGCCTTCGTACACCACCGTGTCTACCGCTTCTTTGCCACAGCTTGGTGCGGAACAGTTCATTGCTAGCGGCCCCTCTTGCTGGCCGACGGCTTGCTCATGGTCTTGCCGCCCTTGCGCTTATTCTTGGTCGCGTAGAATACCTTTTCTCCCTTCTCGTGGCCATACTCCTTGGACATCGCCGCTTTGGCCTTGGCCGCGCTACCGGGCTTGCCAGAGAAGAATTTATCGTACTTGGCTGTGGGCATCGCTTAGAAACCGGGAGAGCCAGAGGAGTTGGCCCTCCCATTGAGGAGAGGCATTGGGTCGTGGGATGCGAGGCCCATGAACCCATCCGTGGTATCGCACACTAGATGTTGTGTGTCAAGAACCATTTGCTACGACTCCTCGATTGAGCTGCGCATGCCACCGTCCTTCACCGCTATATGTGGTGGTTTCGAGCCCGATGGTGGCCGTCCTTCGTGCGCCTGACCGTTGGGTTTGCCGTTCGGTGGGCCGCCAGCCTGGTTCATCGCTTGGTCGGCCACCGCACCTAGTCCCGCCGCCTGCGCTTCCATCTGCATCTGGAGTTGGAACTGTGCCACCGCAGCCTGCGCCTTCATCTGCGATTCGAGCTGCTTCTGGTTCCAGGCGTCCCACCGCTCTAGCACGTCGGTCGAGTCGCCGGGTAGCGAACCAAAGTTCGGGATGTCCAGAGCCTCGGCCACGGTTTCAGGATCTATCGGGAACCGCCCATCGCGCCAGAGCTGGAGGTAGAGCAGCTTGCGCGTCATCTGCTGTATCTGGTGCAGGCTGTTAGGTGTGATGTGGAAAATGAAGTTGTTCATCGCTGCCTTGGCCCGCACCAGATTCTGTGGTAGCACCTCGTTGGTGTATACGGTTCGGCGGATTGTTTCCGGGATCATGGACTGCGGATCGAACACGTAGTCCTTTTCTTCGAGGCCTGATGCGCCCATGACCTTGACCTTGCGTACCTCCGTGTAGAACTCGAAGAACAGGCACTTCACCATCTCGCCGAGGTCACGGAGACTGCGCTCCATGCCTCGGGAGATGTCTGTAACCACCGGACCTGCCATCTCAAGAATGCGGTCGATACTTTCGGCGCTGGGGATCTGGTTCGCTTTGGCCAGGTTCGTCATGTCGCGGATGGCCAGCAGGTGGTCGATCTCCTGCTGCAAGAAAACCAGATGCCCAGGCGCGTACTGCGGGATCTCCGGGGGTGGTTGAATCTCGAAGCCCCGGCCCATCTGGAAGTTCACGGGAATCTTACGGCGGCCCATGCGGGGATCGTAGCGGCGGACCTCGGCTTTGTCCACGAGATTGGGGTCATAGAGCACGTCGGGCCGGAGCGCTTTCTCCACGTTATCTTCCATCGCGCGGAGCACTTTGTTGTACGACACCTGGAGGCTGTACACGTCGCGGACGAGACCGAAGCCCAGAAATTCGTTGGGCCAGTCATCCACGGTGAACTTAACCAAGGGGACCTTACCGTGCCACCACTCGCTAGGGCCGTCGTACAGGATCTGGTTGCGCGTGTAGCGGACTCGGCGGCGGAGCGGGTAGAGCAAGCAGTCGGTGTGGCGGGCCTTGCGGTAGATTGGGTTGTTGAAGCTATCGATGCCAACCGGAATGTCCTGCCCGAGAAATGGCACCTGGTACTCCCACGGTGAGCCGGTCTCGCCCATGCGCACCGGGTGGTTTGATGTGTTGATCGACATGTCCTGAATGTAGGCGTCGAACACGTCCACGGTTGGACCGCTGGTGGTGGTTTGCTCTTTTTCTCCATACAAAGCGTTAGCCATCGGAGACACATACCGTGACACCGCTTTGCGGAGGCGTGACTTGAACCACGATGGAGAATTGTGGTCAGCCGTGATCTTGTCTTGGTATTGCGGAAAGCTCTGGCAGACTCGGAACAGCGGTACTTCCTGCTGGATCACCGCGGCGTAGGCTTGCTGGATATCGAGGTCCTTGCCCATCTGGATGGGGAGCACGTCGCGAGGCCCGTAGACGTTGAGCGTGATGTCGCCTCGACCTGTGTGCCAGTAGTCGGGATTCCACGTCGGGCTGAGCCAGCCGGTGGAGACACACGCCCACTGCATAGCACTGCGGATGCTCCGATCCGCGAAGGTGGAGAGCCACCAGCTGTAGACTAGCTGGTTTAGGACTTGAGCGGATTGGTGGTACGCTTCGTTGTCGGTGGAGTAGCCCCAGAGTGGCCGGAGGTTGGACAGGGTCGCAACCACCTCTCGTAACTGACGCTTGAGGCGGTTACTATAGACGTTAGATAGAGACTCTGGTGCGGGGTCATCATCAAGTCCGGCAATGACGTCAATCCCTTTGTCGATGTCTTCATACGCTCTGCACCCCTTAAGAAACGCGATTCCTTCCTGCTCGTACTCCTTGAGTCGGCCTAACTTGCGGTCCGGCGAGGCATCGCGGTGCGGGAAGAGGTAGTTGCTCAGATCGTTGGCCATCGGCTAGTCGCGCCTCGTGCGCCAACCGCTGCGGGCGTCGTCGTGGCCCAGCCGGTTGCTGGAATCATTTTCGAGAATATCGACGTGGAAGCCGGGGTCGTAGCTGGGCGTATATCGGTTCGCTGCCATCCGCTCGCTGAGTTGTGCCACGTACTCCTTGAACTCACCACGCATCTGCGAACCGTCCAACTCGCGCAGGATCAGGTTGCCATGCGCATCGTGGTCGGGGATCGTGACCCGCTCGCCGCGGGCGAGCTTGCGGAGGTTGTGCAGGCCGCTGCCGTCGCTGTCTAAGGGCGTCGGGCCGATGTTGGCCTTCTCAGCGCGGAGTTGAGCGTTAACATCCTTTGTCAAGCGCTCAGCTTGTCGCCGCGTGCTGATTTCTAAGCGTTGGTATCCGGCTGGGGTCTGCGCGGTGTCGGAGGCTGGGAAGCTGTAGGTGCCGTCGGTGCGCTTGAATACGACGATGGGCTTGAAGCGCTGGGCTCGCTCGGGGCGGGTGGATTCGTGTGGGCAGTGGGGCCAGTCGCCTAGCTTTAGAGTCTTACCGCACAATTCACAGCGCATGGCTGCAAACTATGCACAAGATGTAGATAGCCGTCAAGCACCATTACGTTTCCCACGGCATCGCACCGGCCTTGCGTGCTTCGGCTTCGGTTGCCATCTGCGCTAGGTTGCGTGGCGCGGCTCCACGGCAGCAGGCGGCACATACCACACCGTTGCCGAGCATGGGGTCGTACGTGGACATCGCGATGATGTCGATCTGGCCGCAGTAGAGGCACCGGCAACGGATTGGCGCGTAGGCGTCCTTGCTGTGAACCAGCCCGCACATCTGGCACGGGTCGTCCGCCGCGTTGGTCTTGCGGATGTCGGGTGGTTCGTCGGGTAGGACGGTCTCGGCGGGCTTGGCTTCGCGGCCACAGTACGCGCAGGTGTCGCCGGATAGAGGCGCGCTGCAACCATCGCATTCAGGCGGTAGCGCAGCTAGTTGAGCAAGTAACTCAGCCCGCGTTACCACGGCCATTCCTTGTGGAACTCATCAGGGATAACATAGCGCTTACAGTTATAGCACCAAAACTTGGCAGGCTTGGTTTTAGCTGGACGGGCTTGACACCAAGTCGGTGTAATGTTGCTCAGCTTAAGACACATCAAGTACTTTACCCATATGCTTACCATACGCTATCCATCCCATCGCTGGGCCACCAGTTCGGTGTTCCTTGTCCTCGGGCGTGTTGCATCATCCGATCCGCCACGAAATCCGCGGCTACTGGCAGTTCCTCGGGGCTAGGTGGTTTAGTGGCCGCTGGCTTGGGTAGCTCGGCGTCGTCCAGTATGCGGCCTTTACCGAACGCACTGCGCACCTCGCCAAACTCTAGGATGTGCATGGATAGGTAGATCCAACCCATGGCCATGAAGCGGTCGTCGTGAGCGCCCAAGGTGGCTGCGATCTTGGCCTTGTCCGGGTCTTTCACGAGCGTTTGCATCTCGGTGACGAACCACTTGGAGTCGATGTCGATGAGTCCATCGCGCAGTGCTTTGATGAGGTGGCCGAGCACGAGATCACGGCTCCATGTCGTGGTCACCGCACCGAGGAAGTTGGCCTTCGAGCCATCGATGATCTTCTTGTCGTACCGCATCCACGAATGCAGGTTTCCCCACCCGGCCTTGCGGAGGGCCAGCTGACACGCATCGCCACCGTTGTTGGTCTCGACGATGATCTTGGGTTGCTTGATGGACCCTTCGCTGTCTTTGCGCGAGTACAGCTTGGCGAGGCAGTGCGCGTAGGGGAAGAGATCGCTGGCTGATACCCATTCGCTGCTAAATTCCGCGACCTGCCGGGCGACTTGCGTGAGCGTGGCCTTGCGGATCACCTCGCAAACGGACCGGTCAAGCCCCAGCCCTTGGGCAGTATCTATACCGATGCCGTACTCCACGCCATCCTGCGGCATCTCCCAGATCATGATCTTGCCGGTTGGGTTGAACTGGACTGGATAGCCGTCGAGCTTCAGTGGCACCAGCGTGTACGTGGTCTTGCCGCCTTCCCGCTGCGCGTCGATCTTCAGCGGCTTAACTGGATCACCATTCTCGTCTAGCTGAAGCTGCCGCACGTCTGGGCGCAGCTCATCGCGTATCTCGTCCTTGGTGGAGCTATCAACGCCATAAACTGCGGTAGGTCGCCTCGCCAGATCGTTATACCGCATGATTAACTCGGCATCAAACACCGACGTGCCCTCGTGCTGGAACGCCTCGACATCATCGGCGCAAAGTTCGCTGTAGAACTTGTTCAGCTCTCCCATGCGCTGATATTCCGCGCGGGTCGATTCCCAGTACCACTGCTGCTCCAGAGGCATGTTCCATGTTGAACCTAGATACTTGGCGAGCAGCGGTGTGCTCTGGACGTACTCGGCGGCCTTCTTAGCGTGGCGCTCGGTGCGGCTCGACGGTTTCCATCCAACTGGTATCGGACTGCCTGCCAGCCAGGTGGGCGTCGGGTAGATGTCTCGGGCGACGTACCATGGCAGAAACACCGGTTGCAGCAGCGTCGGGTGAACACCCCAGTTGTCTCGCGCTTGCATCCACTTGTAGTGCCACCAGTTCTCCTGGCCCTTGGCGGTGGATTCAAGCCCGAACAGCGTCTTGGCCGAGGGGTGCATGGCGAACAGGACCGCGGAGTCGATGTCCTCGCTAGGGTTCAGATACTCGCAGCACTCGGAGAAGTGGCCGATGATCGGCGTCTCGCCTCGGGCGGCTCCAGCCTTGACCTTAGCGCCGTGTTGGATGTTGATCGAGGAATTCAGGATGCCGAAGTCAACGAGTTCGCCAGCCTTGTACCGCGTCAGCTTGGGGCGGAGAAACCAGGGCACGAGGTTCCATGCTTTGATCGCCTTGTCGATCATAGCGGTGGACTTTTCCGGGCGGCTGCTGCCGACCACGGCGCGGGTGTCCGGGTGGAATTGGGTCCGATGAGCTATCGCAAACTGCCACAGCGTCGTCACGCCTTCCTGCCGGGCTTTCAGGATGATCTGCATGATGTGCAGACCGGCGTCCTCGCGCTCGGCCCAGGTGTCCCAGACAATACTTTGCGCGATGTTTGGATTGAACAGCGTCATGCCCGTGCCATCGACGTTCTCGATCTTGTAGTAGCGGGTGGCGTAGTACCGGGCGTCCCACTTGCAGAGCGTCCGTTCGTTGATGATGCAGCGCTGCTCTTCGAGGGTGAGCGGGCGCTTCAGTTGGCCGCGTTCGTCGATGAGAGCGTTGAGCGCGGTGGTGAGCTGTTGCGCACCGTCTGGCGTGAGGCGCTTCAGGTCGAAGTTAGAGCGGCCCGATATCTTCTGCCATTGCGTGCGGGCGGCGGGGAGGGCCTGTGCTAGTTGAATTTCTGTGTTAGCGGGGCTGTACAACGAGTTCTCCGTCGGCGTCAAAAGGTGTCGGCTCGCTGGTGCTAGGCGCGACTGGCTTACCCTCCGCCTTGACGCTGGCCGTGGACTGGTGGCTGTCGTCCTCGAAGGATAGGATGCCGGTGCCCTGCACGTTCTGCGTCAGGTTCACAATCTGCTTGCCCTCGCCCTTGATGAAGCCAGCGATCTGGAACTGGAGCTTTTGGGCTTCGAGCGCTAGATCGCTATCACCCAGCGCCAGGTTGATGTTCGCATCCATGATGTCGGGGCGGGCCATCGCGGACTTGATCAGCGCGTAGTTGTTCTGCTGGACGATCAGCGAACCCATCATGCTGCCCACGAGGTCCGTGGCTTTGAGATCGCAGCGGAGGCAGAGGTCTTGGAGGGTAATGGACCGTTGCTCGGCTGCAGGCAGCGAGCGGTACAGCGTCAGGAAGGTGCGGGCATCTTCCGTGCCAGCCTGCGCGCAAGCATCAATGAAGGCGTCGCGACCACCCATGCTCTCCGCCACGCTATCCAGCGATGCTTGCCAGCGGAGTTCACCCTTTGGGCTTGTCGTCAGGGCGGTCTGCGGGGCCGAAGGCGGCGGCTTCAAGGGCTTGCTCGTACGAAGGGCCGAATCCAGCCGCTTCTCGGCGTTCGTCTTCTTCGACTTGGCGACTCTCGGCATTAGATGTGTACCCCCAGAGTGATCGGTCATATGGCTTGGGTGGCTCGGCTGGCAGGGCGGGTCCAACCATTCGCTCAGCGGCTAAAGCGATACGCTCCAGCGCGCTCAACAGTCGCTCCGCACAGCCTTCTGGTAAGTGAATCGAAACGTTCATTGCGGTGGCATCTGCGATTGGAGCGGGATGTCCACCATGCCGCCGGTGGTTAGCGTAGGCTGAGGCACGGTGAGACCTTCGGCCCGGCGCATGGTGTCGGGTGCGGGTTCGCTGGTGACAGCCACAGTGAACGTGGACTCGGTGGGCCGAAGCTCGTAGCTCTGTTTGCCTTTGATGGTGGTCGGTTGTAGAGCCTCGGCGCGAAGTACCAGCGTGAAGTCGATGTCGAACTTGGTGTAGCTGAGGTGATTCGAGAAGTCTTGGTGATCGCGGAGTTGCGCGTAGATCCGCTTCATCAGGATGTCTAGCGCTTCTTTGCCGCTGTAGGGGTTGTACGCGCCTCCGCCTGTCAGGTGAGCGGTTGGGGTGACATTAGCATTGGGGTCCATGGTGGTCTCCTTATAGGTTCCAGTTTGGGTTAGCGCGTCGGGCCAGCAGGTGGTCCGCGGTGTCTATCATCCGGCGGAGGATCATCGCGCGTCGCTCGTCCACGGTCTCCTCGCCTCTCTCCCATAAGCTAATATCGCGCTGATACACACCGAGCAGCTTGGCCAGTTGGTGCTGCGGCATAGCGAACTTGTCGCGGAAGGAGCGAATCTCCCAGCCGCTCACCGTTGTCTCACGCGGGCTCATAGCGCTCGTCAAGCTCCTGCCGCGTCAGCTTCTCGATCCACCCCGATGGGTGTTCCACTATCCAGTCCCCCGCTGTCACGTAGATCGGTTGGCTGTCCTTGTTCGACAGCGTCTCCTCGTATCGAACCATCCACACCTTGACCGTCAGCCGCTTCGGGATGCAAAGGTTCACTGCCACTTCCGATAACACTGGCATCTACCGCCTCCTTGTTGGTTAACTTCTGCGCTAGTTCCGCCGCGCCCTGCACCAGCCATAGCTTCCATACCGGCCAGATCACCGACCAGTCCCAGTTGATGACCGCCCGCTCACGGCACTCACCGCGCAGCAGCGTACCACGCTGGCGGATCTCTGTCCATGCGGTGAGCATGGCGCTGGCGAACTGGCGGGGGTCGTAGATAGGCTCCACTAGCGTGTTGTTGGTGATGAGGTGCGTAGCCACCGGGTTGACCAGCCAAGCATCGCGCCAGCCGCGAAGGAACTCGCTCTGCGCGCCGAACGAGCCGGTGACTACCGGCGTGCCGCAAGCCAGCGACTCGATGGCCGGGTAGCCGAAACCCTCGCCACCGGTGGGGAGAGCCGTAATGTCGCACGCGCTGTACATGCCCGCCAGCCACTGGTCGGGCCGCTTGGCGTTGCTGGACGTGATGCAGAGGTCCGCGCCGAGGCGGAACCCGAAGCACTCGGCCAGCTCGGTCAGGTTGTACTCGCGGATCTGGACGTCGGTGTTCAGCCAGAGTTTTAACCGGCTGGTGCCGAGCTGGTGGCGGAGGATGTGCGCGGACTCGAACAGCAGGGGTAACAGCTTACGCCGCGTGTTCGTGGCAACGCAGCCGAGCAGCAGATCGTTTGGTCCGACTTGCAGATCAGCGCGAAACTTCCGCACGATATCCGCAGGCGCTGGCGTCCACGTCTGGCAGTCGATACCATGGTGGATATACCGCATTACACCATCAGCTTCCGTGATACCGGTGTTGCGGGCGATCTCCGCGCCCCACCGGCTGTAGTACAGGCGGCGTTCGACACCGCGAAGTATCGCCGCGGTGGTTGGGCCGTACTGGTTGTGCGGCCCGTGGCTCTCTATCGCCAGGTACGCCCACCGCTCAAATGGGTCCGTAGCCATCCACTCGCTGTACTGCTGCCACTCGGGCTTCTCTTTCTTCATGAATTGGGGCAGGGCCAGCGGAAACAGCCAGGACGGCGGGGTGATGCTGAACACCACGCCGCGATCAGCGCCGAAGAAGTCCTCGGTGATCTGGCGCAGATTGAACAGCGCGTCGTCGGGACCGTTGGCGCTGTACTGCATCCAGGGGTAAGAGGCGGACCCGCGGCCAAAGACGCCAAGAGTAGCGACCCGAAAGATATCGCCGAGATCAGCGTGAATATGACCGACCAGTTCGCGGCAGATGCGGGCAAGGCCGGTGTTGTGACTGGGGGCGTCCGTGTAAATCAGGATGGGCAGCGTCATTGAATCGTTTCCTCAGAGTCAGTCAGGATGATAGCCGCCGGTCGCCACACGATCAGCTTCTCACACTCGAACCACCGCTCGATGAGCCCGCGGCGCTCCAGCTCCATGCAGGCTCGGTGGAGCTGTTTGCTCGTCTTCTCGTCGTCGGTTCGGTACGTGCAGAACCCAACCTGGTGTGGTGGCACCTCGCCCTTGATGTAGGTCAGCAGATAGGCGAGCTGGGATTCGTAGGCTTCCTGCTTTTGGGCGAATGACATTGGCGGTTCCTCTTTCGGGGTAGCGTTACGAACCCCTGGCGGTCGAATAGCGCGAGGCTGGCGGTGTTGCCCGTTTTGACGTGGGCGATCCAGAAGGTGAGCGGGTCGTACAGACGGCGGACTTCGGTGAGCGCCGCGTGCATGATGCCTCGGCCCCGATGGGCTGGAGCGAGCAGCAGGTGGCCGAGTTCCATTACGGTGAATATGTCATCAAGCATTACAACAGTGCGCACACTCAGGAACCCAACTGGCGTCACCTTGTTCAGCCAGATGGTGTAAAAGGTTGTCCAAGGCTCGTGCCCGTACCTGTACCACCAGTCCTCCTGGTCCGCCTTGGTGATGTAGGTGTCGGAGTCGAAGAACGCATCGGCATTGACGTTGCGTAGTTCGCGCAGCAGGTTGATGTCGCTGTGAGTCAGCCGTTCTAGCGTGATGAGCATCGTCTGTAAATCTCCCTAACGCTGATTACAATTATCCGAAGAGCAAATACCATTAAAGCTGTCGAGATGACCCTAGCGTTGATGTCGGTGTGTTGCAGGCGCTCAAGGGTGACTAGCATCAGCCTCTCCATGTATGCCCAGCGTCTCTAAGGATCTTGGCACACTTGATACCCATGTAAAATGCTCCAAATATTGCACCAAAAAGGAAACAGACAATTCCGATGTAGACTGTGGTCATGAGCCCACCGCGTAGTGCCCCGCACCCGCGTAGAAGTCGCGGATGTGGCCGCAGATCGTTTCGACTTGTTCCAGCGTAAGGTCCGGATACAGCGGTAGAGTCAGCAGGCGCAACCACTCGGCCTCGACCACGGGCAGCGCCGGTTGATAGCCATAGCACGGGTACAGGTGAATTGGCTTGTAGTGGACACCGGTGCCAATACCGCGCTCTTTGAGGTAGGCGTGGAGGGAGTCGCGGTCAGGACAGCGGATGACCATGAGGTGCCAGCTACTCCCGTTTCCTTGAGCCAGCATCTCTACCTGCGGTATGCCGTGCAATCCATCAATGTAGTCCATGACGCGCTGACGGCGTGCCGCTTGCATCTCGCCAAGCCGCGCTAACTGCACCAACCCTATCGCCGCGCTGATGTCGTGCATATTCGCCTTGTACCCAACCTCACCGCAGTCGTACTCCCACTTGTACGATGGCCGGGTGGACGTTGCGTAGTTGCGCTCGTACGTGCTCGTGGAGATGCCCATCCAGCGTAGACGGCGCGCTCGCTCTGCAAGCTGCGTGTCGTCCGTCGTGAGCATGCCACCCTCGCCAGTCGAGAGGTTCTTAACCGCGTGGAACGACCAGCAGCAAGTCTTGCCTCGCGCATCGAAGGTGCTACCCGCCGCGTGCGCGCAGTCGTACACGGTCGGATAAGGCACTGAGACAGGCTCAACAGGTTGCCCGGCGTAGAGCACGCTCATAATGGCTTCCACATTTCCATAGTGCTTGCGATCCAGCAGCGCATCAACCTGACGTGGCCCAGAGCACAGCGTCTCCGTATCCACGTCCATGAACAGTGGGTTCGCACCAAGGTGCTTGACGACGTGACCGGTGGAGACGAACGTCAGCGAAGGCACGAGCACCGCTCCGCCTTCCGACACACCAACCAGCTTGAGCGCGATGTGCAGGGCTGCGGTACAACTAGACGTTGCCACCGCGTGCTTGACACCCAGGTGCGCCGCAAACGCTTGCTCGAATTCGTCCACCTTGGGACCGAGTCCGGACCATCCGCTGTGGAGCACCTGTGCCACCGCATCTATTTCTGCCTGCGTGTAGCTGGGACGAAGCACCGGAATCATAGCCACTCCTTGTGCCACAGATGCGCGTTGGCCAGGGTGTGACCACGGGCTCCATCGTACGGCACCGTGAACTTCTCGCTCTTGTCCATCTCACCGCCCCACTTGGCAATGTAGCGAGCCACGTTGTCTCGGAATTGGTCGTGGTGCTTGCGCTCCTGCGCTGGCGTGTAGGCTTTCAGCGTGCTGGAGGTGTGGTGGAAGTACGCGGCGTCCTTCACAATCTTGCGCTGAACACCTGTGATGTTCATACGGCGGCCAAGGTCGTTATCTTCCGCGTAGGCCGGGAAGAATTGCTCGTCGAAGTAACCTAGCCAGCCCTTCATGTTCTCATGCACAACAAACACTGTGAACGCCGAGCCCTCCCCGTGCTCAGGCACGATGAACTCACCAGGTGATCCTTCGGCAGCGGTAGCCATCAATTCGATACACCGGCGGTCCAGCACCACGTCATCGTTCGCGTGCATCCAGAACCACCCGTCTGGTGTGTTACGCCACGCAAAGTTCACGGACCCGGCGACGCCAAGGTTCCGCACCGGAGTGAACACGTCGAGTTCGAAGGAGCGGGACCACTCGGTTCGGTGCGCATCGGTGATCTGCCCACCGTTGTTGACCAGTAGCACGCGGTCGGGCAGGCGGGTGGATGCGGCGACTGAATCGAGCATTTCGGTGAGACGGTCCAGACGGTTCAGCGTGGGCACCGCGAGCATGATCTTGACGCTCATTCAGATGCCTCCAGTTTAATGACGCTTGCTCCGCCAACCAGCACGATGACGCCTTCAGCAACGTGCTGGCTTACCTTAGCTGATACCCCATTAAAGTCGATACCACCATCTGAGTGCATCATAGGCAAACCGCCATGAGAGAGAGATCCAACCCAATAGTGAAACTGGTCATAGGTTTCTGGACCCATCAGCATCTGCGTTGGTTGCAACTTTCCGATGATGCGCTTATGAAAGTCTTCCATGATCTCCTTATAGCTGAACATCCACTTAGCCATTGATACGCTCCAAGATCAGCAAACCGTTGTTGTGCGTGAACTCTTCGAGCTTCACCCACTCGGGGTGCCGGGCTAGGAACTCTTCTATCGCCGGGGTGATCCCGAGTTGCGGCGGGCCAGCCTCGCCGTACGTGCCGTAAGCCACGGTGTCGTGCAAACCGATCCACTTGCGGACGCTGGAATGGTGGAGGCTTAGTTCAGCGATGAGCTGGTCGTAGCAGTGCGCCGAGTCGATGAAGAGTAAGTCTACTTCTGGCAGCGTACAATCCAAACTGCTGGTGTGCAGAAACATCCATTTGGTGGCACCAACCATACGCCCTATTTCGTCGATTTCCGGACGACGGCAGGTGTCTACGCTGATTAGCCGCTTGGGTTGCGCCATCAGGAACGCGGTGGTCGATTGGCCGATATCCACGCCGAACTCGGCGACAGACTCGCAGCGGCTGGCGTAGTCGCGCAGCGTATCAAGGTGCTCGTTGATAGAGCTAGGCGTGGCCTTCAGTTTGTTGAACCGCTCGGCGAGTGTCATCGCCTATCCTTTCCACAGCACGTGCAGCCGACCGTATCCATCGCACTCGTAAATTCCCATGCGCTTCATGCCGGTCTTCAGGCAGGTGCTGAGCGAAGCAACGTTATTCTCTTTCACGTAGCCGCAATAACTGATCGCATCACGCATCTTGGCGCGGATAGCTAGTGGCATGATGCCTTGGCCACGGTAGGGCTGTTCTAGCAGCAGTGAGTTCAGATAGCGGATGTGCCCCTTGAGCGGCGCGGTAGAGAATACGGGCAGCACTGGGTTGGGGCGCACAAAGGCAAAGTAGCCGATGCGGCGCTCACCATCGCATATAACCCAGTGCTCCTCGTCGGGGCGCTGCATTGTCCACCATACGAGCTGCTGCTCCGGGGTGATCTCGTCCGATTGGAAGAAAGCCATGCGGCTGGCGTTGCGGAGATCGCGCAGCCATTCGAGGTCGGTCCACTGTAGTGGGCGTAGAGATGGAGTCACGGATTCACCTGTGGTTTGTGGTACGTTGCGCCCGCGTGGCGGCGATGGGTAACGATCCGCGCTGGAACATAGTGAAACCGCGCGAACTCAGCGAGACGGCGGAGCAGCGTGCCATCGTTCGCCGCCGCGTCGGCCTTGCTGTCAGTAAGCTGCCAGCCATCGGCAGTAGCCCTGCGCCACAAGTCCGCCGTGTGGAGCACTTGACCGCCATCCAGCCGACAGTGCGGGTCGATACCAGTGCCGAGACCAACGTCGCCGTCGTCGTAGCACCAGCTGCCATGCGCGTAGGTGCCATCGGGGCGCTGGTCCACCACCTCACAGCGGCCATACACGGCATCGTAGCGATCTTTCTCAAGCGTCATACCGCTACCACCAAACGGACCAAGCTCATCGCGGGTCATGGCTCTTACGATTGGCTGGGCAGCGCTAACCAGCAAGCCCAAACCATCCGGGTCAATCAGGTCGTCGTCGCTCAGCCAGTAGATGTATGGCGTGGTTACCTTGGGGTAGAGCCAGTTGACTATCTGAGCAGGGACGTGGTACGCCGCCCGAGCTTCCTTGTTGCAAGGGAAGTAGATGGGCAGAACTCGATAGTCTTTCCAAGCTGCCGTAGCCATCTGGTAGTCAAGCACGCTCAGGCGATCACCCACGTCAAAGTTCAGCGCCACCCACCACTGCCAATCAGCGAAGGTCTGCGCTAGGACTGCCTCCGCGCACTCGGAGAACATCTTAGCGCGGTTGTACGTTGCCGTGATGATCGTGACTAGCGGTGTGCTCATTGCCCAACTCTCCAAGCGTATTCCCAGTTCTCGTTCACCGTGAGCCCCAGCTTAGCCGACCACTTGGCCTTCCACCGCTCGTAGTTGGCGGTGTGCACGTCGGGGCCGGACGTGGCGAACGCGGCATTGTTAGCGGTCAGGCCGGAGAGGTGGTGGCACGGGATGTTGATCACGGCGTTGCGGTAACCTAGCTCGATGGACGTGAGGCTAATGTCGTAATCATAGACGTGGTGCCATTCGTAGCGCTGGTCGAAGCCACCAGCCTCTCGCAACATCTTCATGCTGCATGCCAGGAAGAACCCGTCGAGGCATACCGCTGGCTCGATCCACTCGGTCATCTTCCGCCCATGCCCAGCGATCTCTATCAGCGAACCAAACGTATCTAGCCGGTGGCCTTCGCGGCCACAACCTTTCGAGCCGAAGAGACCGATGACTCCTAGATTTGCGTACTCACGGTTACCACGGTCGATGCCAGCTATACAATAGGCATCACCATTGTTAAACAGGAAATCAATGGACTCATCCCAAGGAGTGGCCGCGATACCTATATCCTCATCATAATTATCTGTCTGCATGCTCATCTCTGGGTAAAGCCACACGTCGTTATGGGTCAGCACTAAGATATCCGCATCCATCCCCAGCGCAAAGTTGTACGCCTGCTGGCAACTGGCCACGAGTCCGATGTTCGAGTCATTCGCGTGATACGACCACCGGTTCGGATCGAGGAACCCACGGTCGAATAGCGCCGGGTACTGGCTGGCCGGTCCGCCGTTGTCGATCAGCAGGAAGTGCGCGTCGGGCGAGGCGGTGCGGTCGAACTGGTAGAGAGCGATCCGACCGATCTCGTAGCTGCCCATGACGGGGATGGCGATGAGGGTCTTCACAGCAGCTTGCCTCCAACTTCCTTGACTTGCCGTTTGAAATCCGCCGCCATCTCAGGGTGCATCATGACCG